CAGCTGCTACCGGCGCGGGGAAATCGGCCGGGAGGATTTGCAGAGCGAGAAGCCCGCCCTTGGTTTCCCCAACTTCACAAAACCCTGCCTTGAGGTACGTCCAGCCCCACACTTCGCGGCCACGCACGACAGTCGGGCGCACCTTCGACCGGTCAACAAATGTGACCATTCCGAGCGGCGGCGGGTCACCAAAGTGAGCCCGTGAATGCGCCATAGCGGCAACGATCAAGTCAGATGCCCTGCCCACGCCCTCATTGCGGAAAGCAGAACAAACCCAAGCGCCGGCCCAAGCGTGCTTTACGTACTCAGCGAAGGGCCACGAAGTCACCCAAAGGGCTTCACGACCGGCCTCATTCGCGTAGAGGACAAAGCAGCGCCCCGGCGGGACGAACTGAGGCGTTCCTACCTTTTGCCGGTTGTAATGGCGGTCGGCCACGAGACGGGCGCGGTAGTCGGCGCGATGGGACAACTGCCACACGCTCACGCTGCCCTCCCCTCTGCGGGAGCGGGGCCGAACACGTCAGGGCGAAGGTCGTGGCGGCTGATGCCGGTCGCGGCTTCCACCTCTAGGCACCGTTCTGCTGGCACTTGGCCCCATTGCGATAGGGCGCTAGGGTAAACACCAAGCGTTTCCGCCAGGCGAATCCTCCGCCCACGTTCTGCGTTCAACCATGTGAGAAGATGTTCCATGACCCGGAACGTATATCGCGGAGTTTTTTAGGTCAACTGGAAAAATACGTTGACAGCAAATTCAGCAGGTCTTAAGGTCATCCCCATTCGCAGCACACCGCAGCCCGGCACGCCGGAGCGGATGAGGGGATGGAAGATGGACCGCGTAGCATTCGAAATGACAGAGGCGGACTTGGCTGAATTGCTCGCGGCGATGAAGCCAGAGCCACTCATGTACCTGAGTGGCGGTATGCCGATGCATCGCTCGCGGCAAGAACGCGCCAACGATGCTTGGGCCGCGCTTGGAAAGAGGATGGGTTTCGAACCGATGAGCGTCCAGCCGATGCGGGGTGGCATCCGCTTTTTCACTGCCATCCCTACGGCGAAGACCCCCACCTGGCCCGCGACCACGTAGATGCCCAGCCCCGAACCGACGCACGGGCTGTCGTCAGGGCACTTTATGCAGAACAGCCGGTCGCCAAGCGTCTTGCTGCTCGTCAGCTCGACGGCGCCGCCGCAAAAGGGACAGGGTTCGAGCCGCTCTCTCAACCCTGAGAGCACTTCAGGGGATAGGGTCATCGGGGTTGCTCCGAAGCGAAGAGGTAGAGAGGTAGCAGTGCGTGCCGTGGGCTGGATCGTCAGGATGGTGAGTGCACCAATGCCCATCACCGTATGGGCCGTTTCCGAAGATCAGCGCGTCGGCCTCTGCTTCGGCCTCTTGCAATGCCTTCTGCATCGTATCGCCACAGGCATAACCGTGGACGCCTTGGTCAGCGCCGCAACGAAGGCATGAGCCATCCGCGGCGACATAGGGCTGCCCGCTCTTGCAGGGCATGTTCATGTGGATGACAATCGGGGGCAGCGCCTTGGACTTGCGGGGTGACATGTCAGTCTCCACTATCGATGGTCATGTCCATGCCGCAGTGCTTGCACTTTCCGGGGTGCCAGCCGCGATCAGGATCAGCGCCGGCCGCCAATTCTCGCTCGTGCTTGCAGATGCGGAATCGGCGGACGATTGGCGTCGGCTTCTGGAACTGATAGGCTCCGTAGGTTACGGCATAGCCGCCACCGCCTAGCTCTCCGCCCATGTTGGCGTCGTGCAACAGGAACAGCATGGTCCACTGTTGGCGGCTACCGTCCGGCAGCAGTGTGTAGCGCCAGAGGGGCGTCATCATGTGGCCGCCAGCGGCAAGCGCGTTCAGAAACTCAAGTGGGTCCACGTCCTCAGCGTTTGGCAGCGGCAAGGGTTTGTCATCCGACCGCCCGAGCTTCCGCATGAACGGCTCATAGTCCGCTTCTGTGTATTTCTTGCTCGTCAGCCCCCTCACAGGGGATATGGTTGAGGTCATTTGCGGGCCTCATCATCCATCGCCTCAAGCACGGCTTCGGCCCAACTGCCGATGTTGAAAGCGAACCAATCGGCATCCATGCTGCCCTGTTCAGCGTCAGCCGCAACGTCTCGAAACCAAGCGGCCATTTCGATGCGTTCGTCGTAGGTCTGGTGCTTGAGCAGTTCGGCTATCATCTGGTTGGTTGTCGGCACGGTCATTTGCTGGCCTTCCTCAGGTCGTTGCGGCTGACGAGCTTCCGGCCGGTGGGCCAGGCATCGACGCGCGCGGGGATCTTCGTGCGTTGCTCGGGCGGCTTGCGCTTGGGCGTGGGCTTGCTGCTCGACAGGTGCTCAGGGTCCAACGGGACGATGATGACCTTGAGGTCTACGACCAGCCGGCGAATGGTCCGCTGCATCGCCCGCAACAGCATGCGGTACAGGTCGCCATCCTCGAGGCCGGTGCGGTGCAAGTCGTAGGCCGTATGGCAGGCGTGGCACATGTGCGCCCCACTGGTGTCATCCGCCTTCTGCCCGCGTCCAAAGCTCTCATCGTGGATATGCGCCAGCACGACGGTTTCCGGGTCATCGGTGCAGATGCCGGGCAGGTTCATGGTGCAGCGCTGGCCTTTCGCGGCGCGGCGGAGCTTCTGCGAGCGGATGGGTGGCTCGCGGAGGTTCATGCTGCCTCGCTCCGCTGATAGGCCAGCGTGAACGGTAGACGCGAAGTCAGCACCCACATGTGGTACATGTCCGCCTCGTCAACCAGTTCGGATTCCGGCGGCATCACCTGAACGGCGGTGGCCTCGGCGCCGCAAACCTCATTCTTTATCCGCTGCAGGTCGCGCCAAGGCGGCTCAAGGTTGCTGGCAGTGCGGATGGCGAGATGCGTCACCGGTTGACCGCGCTCGTCGATGAACGGACGGATCAGCACCGCATAGAGGTTGTTGCCCCATGCCTGCCGAATGTCGCGCGTCCAACCGTGCCCACCGGGCACTCCGGTAGGCAGCGGCGTAATGCGCCAATCGCCCCAATCGCCCTGCAATCCCCTCCGCTCTGCGGATCGGGCGGCAAGCCTTTTCTGACGGTTCATCATGCTGCGTCCGCCTTCTCCTCACGCGGGGAATAGTCGGGGTCGCTGAACACGACGCCATGCTGCAAACCCCACGCCTCGATGAGGGTGATGAGGTCTGCCATTTCGGCTTTCGACAGGTCGGACGAGGAACGCCCAAGGTTGACGAAGCCATTGCCGTCGAGGTTCGGCACAATCCTCATTTCGCGCTTGAGCCCGTCGAGAAAGATCAGCTTCCAGTCGTCGGGCGTGAGCTTCGTGCCGTGGTATTCGACCTGCCCAGCTACCTCAGTGAGCATCGCCCACATTTTGCTGTTCTGGTCGACCGACCGGCGCGCGGCCTTGAACTCGATGCGCGTGCCAGTCGGGGCCTTCATGCACCAGTTGGCGGCCTTGGTCCGGTCGGCTTGACTGTAGGTGACGATGACAGCGCGGCTCATGGCGAAAAAGCGCCGTTCGCCGCATCGGCGCCCTGCCGTCCGGCCTCGTCTCCCGTAATCCGGTCAACGGGCGGCACATCATCGGCCATAGCGAGACCGGGCACCACCACACCATGGCGGCCGGCGGCGTCGATGTGCTCGACCGCCCAGACTTCTCCAACAGCGAGGGGTTCGCACGGTTCTACCTCACCGTCGCGGAACCGCGCGAGATGGAGCACGAGCGGCCCTACGACACGCACGAGAGCCTGCTGCTGGCGCCTGGCAACTACGAGATCACGATCAACCGCGAGTACGACCCGTACGCCGAATTGGCCCGGCAGACGATGGACTGATCTCAGCGCCGACCTTCGTGGCCGGCGTCACAGATCAGTTCGGAGTTCACGATGCACACAACCACCCTCTCTGAAGTCATAGCCAGCGATGCACCGCGCATCGAACCAAAATGGACGATCATCAACGAGGAATGGGTTCAGGTCATGCGGGAAATCCACCGTGGGCCGCGTGGCCGATACGACCTCCCCACCCTCACCAACACCAACGGAGCGAAGTGAAATGAACGCGCAAGCCGTAGTCGAGCGTATGGAACAGCCCGTTGAGCCGATCCAGAACACCGCGCTCACCCCGATGGATATGGTTGGTCGGGCAGTCGCCAGCGGCGCCAGCATCGAAGTCGTTGAGAAGCTGATGGCCCTTCACGAACGTTGGGAAGCCAACCAGGGCCGCAAGGCTTTCGATGAAGCGATGGCCGCCGCCAAGGCGGAAATCCCCGTGATCTTCAAGAGCCGGGAAGTGGACTTCACGTCTGCCAAGGGTCGCACGCACTACCGCTACGAAGACCTTGCCGAGATCGCCAAGACCATCAATCCGATCCTGAGCAAGCACGGGCTGAGCTACCGCTTCCGTACCACGTCGCCGGCCAACGAGCCGGTTAGCGTGACGTGCATCGTATCACACCGGCTGGGGTATTCGGAAGAGAACACGCTGTCTGCGGGCCGAGACGAGAGCGGCAACAAGAACAGCATCCAGGCCATCGGATCTACGCTGACGTACCTGCAGCGCATGACGCTGAAGGCGGCGCTTGGTCTGGCCGCATCGGCTGATGACGATGGCGCATCGGCGGCCAACGCCATGACCATCAGCGACGAGCAGTTGAAGAAGCTGCAGACCCTCGCCAGCGAGGTCGGGGGCGACGTGGCCAAGCTCTGTGGTCACTTCAAGATCGAGTCTCTGCCCGATCTCCCCATCGCGCGGTTTGCCGAGGCAGTCGGCATCATGGAGTTGAAGCGCCAGAAGGTGGCTGCGAAATGACGCCACGCCCCACACACGGGATGACCCGATCACCGGAATACGTCGCTTGGGCGAGCATGCGCCAACGGTGCGGCAACCCCAATAGCTCACGCTACCCCACCTACGGCGGGCGCGGAATTACTGTCTGCGAGCGCTGGAGCGATTTCGCGCAGTTCTTCGCTGATATGGGGCCGCGCCCCAGTGCGGACCACTCTATCGATCGCATCGACAACAACGGCAACTATGAGCCTGGGAATTGTCGCTGGGCCACCCGCTCGCAACAACAGTCGAACAAGACGCGGTACACCGATCCAGACAGGTTGCCCCGCGGCGACGACCATTGGACCAGACGCGACCCTCAGCGAGCTAAGGCCGTCGCTCAGCGCAACATCGTCGCCGCTCATAAGTCAGGCGCCGAGAACGGCAAAGCCAAACTGACTGAGGCACAGGCCGCTACGATCAAACGGCGCATTGAAGCAGGCGATACTGACGTCGCGATAGCCGCGACCTACGGCGTCAGACCCGGCGCCATCTGGTTTATTCGTACCGGCAAGAACTGGAGGCACGTAGCGTGATCGAAATTCTTGATTGCGAGCAAGGCTCTGAGCTGTGGTTTCAGTGCCGCGCCGGCATCCCGACCGCCTCAGAGTTCAGCACCGTCATGGCGCGCGGCAAGGACGGCGGCGCCAGCATCACCCGCCTAAAATACATGCGCCAGCTTGCCGGTGAAATCCTCACGGGCGAACCTGCACCGGAGGGCTACAGCAACGCCTATATGGCGCGCGGCCATGAGTTGGAAGACGAGGCGCGTAGCCTCTACGCCTTCATGCGCGATGCCGAGCCGCAGCGCGTCGGCTTCATCCGCAACGGTCAGAAGGGCGCAAGCCCGGATAGCCTGATTGGCGACACTAGCGGCCTCGAGATCAAGGTTGCCATACCGGCCGTCCAGATCGAACGCCTTCAGGCCGGCAAACTGCCCACCGAGCACGTCGCCCAGGTTCAGGGCTGCATGTGGGTCAGTGAGCGCGATAGCTGGGACTTCGTGAGCTACTGCCCGAAGCTCCCGCCGCTGATCCTGACTATCCGCCGCGACGAGGCTTACATC